TTAATAGCTTCAATTTCTTTATCAAACTCACCTTTTAAAGCGTCTTTATCAGCTTTAATTTTAGCCTCTACTGACTCAATAGCCGTTTGAATATCTAACTTTGATTTACTATCAAAATTGTTTGTAAGGTCGTTTTTTAAACCTTCTAATTGTTCTTTTAAATCCATTTTAATTTAATTTTAATGATTGTCTAAATTGTTCGATAGTTTCGATAATCGGCTTGTCTTGCAAAGTGTCAGTTTCTGACGGCTCATTAGAAAGTGATTTTAATAATGTTTCAATTTGTCTTAATCTTTCATCAGAGTAATCCAAATTGTATGATTTTTCGATAAGTGATAAAATACCGTAATGGCTTTTAATCCCTTTTATATCTTGTACTGTTGCTAATTCATTCGCCGCCCAACTTGAAAGAAACGAATATTCCATTAGCTTATATTCGGTAATGATTGATTTGTTTTTACTATCACGCTTCATTACGCTATAACCGATTGATAATTCAGCGTTCATATTGCTTTCATGCATCAATTTAACATCAGTAAACATGTCTTTACCTAATGGTTTATTCATGTTGAACTGAGTTGTTGTAAGAAGTCCATAAGGGTCTGTAGTATCAATTTTCAATGGCACTCCAATCATCATTGTAGGATTATGATCTTTTAAAACACGAATACGCTTAAAATTTTCCGTGACTGTTTTATCAAATGAACCCGGAGCAGAAATGTCTTTATCTGAATCCTCGTTATTGTAAGCGTTAGCGTAAGCAACAACAACGCCTTTAGCATCGTCAAGCTCTTTTAAGTCGTAAGCTAATTGTTTAAAGTTCATTGTTGTTATTGTTTTAATATTAAATTACCTTCAGCATCACGCCTCGGCTTGTAACTCAAAGTACATCTGCAATTTATGACATCTGCAGGCTGTCCTTTTATATCTCCCGGATATTGCAAATAATCTGAACCGCCTAAATAAAACGGCTGTTCTAATTCCTGTACAACTCCATCAATATAATAATGATCGAAAGGCGTTCGTCTTGTTCTGTTATCCTGTACGCTAATCCAAACTTTATCAAGTAATAACTCGCTGTTCTGAGCCGTTTTAAAAGAAGCGAAATTGCTTGCACTCGTTGTTTCGGTTCTTGCAATTCTTAAAGCCTGATACTTATAAAACGTTTGGCTCTTTGAAATTATAGCATACAATGCATTTCTTAAATCTACAACCGTTGCATTTTCTCCGAGTCCATCTTTAATGCTTTTTATAACATCCTGAATCAAAGTATCTCTAACGCTTGTAATCTTTATCCCTCCTTCATTAGACAAAAATAGTAAAATTTCTTTTAACAAATAGTCATTGAATAAAGTATTTGCTTTTGTAACCTTTTCCAAGTCTTTATTTACTCTGTTTCCGTAATCTATACCAATTGTATTGTATAGTTCTAAAAACATCTTAAACACGTCCTCACGATGAATATTTAGTTCGATTACGATTTCATAATTATTCAAATCGGTATTATCTACAGGAATTCTACTCAGAATCAATTTTATGTGTTTCTGAACGATTCTATACGCTTTCTTTTCGTATCGTGGTTGTAGTTTGTTCCAATTTGTCATTATTTTATTTTGTAGGTAGTAAAGGACTCGAACCTTTAACGCCGTTTTTAACTCGGACTCTCTTTGCAGTAAATTGTTCGTCAACAATACTTGCTTATGATAGCGTCTGCCAATTCCGCCAACTACCTATTTTACTATTAGAAATCCTATTAATCCAATTATAAAAGAAAACATTCCTATAACACTAAATGCTGTTAAAATATTAGCTACTAAATTACTGTTTTTAGCTTCTATTGAATTGCCTACACATATTCCAAACATTATAAAAGACATTCCTCCTAAACCCATCATTAAAGCGAATACTTGTTCCATACCCTACAAATTAGCATTATTAATCATTTCCGCACTCACATCATCAATTCTTACTTTTCCTGTATTAATCCAAACAACGTCCATTCCGTCTTCCTCAATAGTTTCGTATTTGAATGCAGTACGAACTTCATTAGGTGTTAATGGTATTTTATCCAATGCCTCAGACATTTGTTTCATGTCTGTTTGCATTTCTGGAAGCGCGGTCACATCCCATTCAATAACGCTATTTTCATAACCCGGAAACAATGGAATAAAAGACTTATTCAAGGCATCCTGAAACAATACTAAATCAGGCTGTATGTTTTCAGTTATCAATGTTTTCTTAGCCTCCATTGTTTCAGATGTACCGCCTAACTTAGAACCTCCGTCATTGTTTAATAATTCATCAGGATAATTCAAAACATTGCATAGCATTTTTTGATCCCAATTAAGATAATCAAAAGGTTTTAATTCATCCGTAGTAAGTGAAATCCTTTGAAATCCAATCTCAGCAGAGGAAGCGCCAATTTTACCTAATCTTCCCGGATCTTTATCCATTTCAACTAAACGCTCTTTTAACGAACTCGCTTGATCTGGTGTCAAAGGCGTTCCTTTTCCATATAAGAAACCGTATGCCCCTGCTGATTTAAGCATCTGGATATTGGTGTCAATTGCGCTGTTTTGAGATTGTAAATTACGCAATCCTGCTCTTAAACGAGATTGACCATATAAATGCGAACCTGATCTATCGTAATTTGGATTAACTGTTTTTACATGTATTACATCTTCAACAGGAAATTGAATGAACCAGTCTCCATCAATCAACATGTAGTAATCAATAGGATTTTCATCATACAACAAATTAGCATCTTTTTTAAGTACTATTTGCATCATGTGAGCAGGTAAAGCATAAGCTAATTTTGGTACTCCTTTGTTTAATCCGTCCTCTGGTTTTGGTGTATATAAATAAAAATTACCGATTAAATCCAAATACGTTTTATATAATCCGAATATATCCGACCATGTTTGATTAGGGTTCGGCTGTTCTAACGGGAAAGGCTTTTCTTTGTCTTTGTAGGCTTTTGTTTCTAGCGCTACTTTATCAATGTATTGGCGAACAGAAATGTTCCCTTTAGTTGCTAAATCCAACATTTTAAGCTTTGAGTAGCTTTGTTTGTCTTCAACTTCTTTAATCGCATAAGGGACAGAAACAAGTTTAACAGTAGATTTATTTATAATAGAAAATATGGTTGGATTTTCATTATAGCCATGCTTTATGTATGTCGAATTCTTAGTATCGTATTTAACGAACCCAATTCCTATCCATTCATAAAACGCCTTATTGTATGCATTACGTGTTTTTTTACCTCCCGTAAGATAGTCGTAACCTAATCTAAAACTGTTCATTAAACTATTTGCCATACAACAAAGATATATAAATTTTTATTACATTATAAAAAATGCGGGCTTGAAACAAAAATACATACGCATCATTAAAGCATCTGAGTAGTCAGGAGAACGCCCAATTGACTCTTTAACCTTCTCTTTTGATAATAAAGAAAGCTTTCCATCGCTATCAATTTTATCTCTTTTAACCTGCTCCAATTCCTTTGACATTTCATCAATAACGTTTCCGTCGGCACAAGTTACGAATATTTCTCCGTTTTGTATCATTTCAGCTAATTTGAAATAACATTGAGTTTTTAGGTTTTGATATTGTACTATTTGATTTTCTACAAGCATAGGCTTTGAATTATTTACAAATCCTTTGCAACCTAAAATATCTACAACACCGCCACCGACACCATCTTCATCCGCAATAATATTAGTCAATGGTACTTTGTATTTATTTGATAAATCTTTAATAGCTTTTGCAGTTTCGGTTACACTTGATTTGGCTAAGGTATATATTTCAACAACCCTAAACCCTGACCAAACATTAATAACCATTTTATCGCTACCAAAACGCGCAATATCCGCACTAATAAAATACTCTCCAAACGGAACAAATTCATTAGTAAATATATTTTGTATTTTTTCGTAATCTATAAGTTTAGCAGGATCATTATCATATTCCCAATTCCCATAATACAAACGTTGCTTGCTATTTTCATCAAGCGATAATAATGATTCTAAATAAGATTGTGGTAAATGCGGATTATCTTTTGGCAAAGCCTGGATAAACTGTTTATCATTATCAATACTTTTGTTTTTATCCTTTAAATAAAACTGAGCATAAACCCAATTCTTAGAGGGGTTACACGTTCCTAAAATCTTAGGATATATTCCTAATTCTTTGATTTTATAACGAATACGAGACTTAACGATTTGCCACGCTTTATAGGTTACTTGATTACACTCATCAATAAATGCTCCTGTTATTTCTAATGATCCTAAACTATCAAAATTTGGGTCTGAAGGGTATAAGTATAAATCTTTTAATAGTATCTCAGATCCATTGCTCCAATAAATTATTCCTGATTGAGCATTAAAATTAAATTGATTTGATATTTTTAATTTTGTAGTAAGTTCAAAGAAAGTATTTAAAGTGGTTTCTTTTAATGCTTTTAATTTTGATCTACCCATTAACCAACGAGTTCCTGGATATGTTTGGCATTGCTCTATAAGCCACAAAACGCCTAAAGCAGATTTTCCCCCGCCCGCAGCACCTCCGTAAATCAATTCTTTTGTAACGTTGTCTTTTAAGTAGTAAACAGCGTTTTCTTGCTTAGGTATTAGATTCATCTGGTTTGATTCCGGTTCCTAATGAAATTATGTTTGTTGTAATTTCTCCTGAGTGTTCATTTTGAATTTTATCACCGTATTTCTTTGGATTCATTTTGCTTATAGCCCATTTACGAGCATCAACACGCAACTTACTTCTTTGCACATGTTCCGAGTTAAACTTTTCTATTTGAATCCCATCCCCGATATCGGCTAACGAAAAATCATTACTTGAATCGTCTGCAATATCTAATATTTCTTCAAATATTGCATCTGCTCGTTTCTCACACGCGCGCGCGTAATGTAAAGCTTTTTCTTTGTCGTTATCTATCCATTCATAAAACGTGGTACTTGTCGGCATACCTTCTCGCTTTAAAGTAGCGCGTAAAGAATTGCCTTCTTCAATCGATAAAAGTATCTGTTTAAAAGTATTTTCTATATCGTATGCCATACCCCAAAATTACACATTTCCAACATAAAAAGCAAAAAACCATCACAAAGTTAATTGGATTGTTTAAAATGCTTACTTCAATATCCATTCCAATAATTCAATTTCAGATTTTATAGAGGCTACTCTAATTTTTTTATCAACATATTCATACCTTGTTTCAAGAGTTTCTTTTAATATCTTTTTTAATGCGCATAGTTTTTCTTCTACTTCTTCTTTAGTTTTCATAATCCAAAATATATTAAAATTAATATTGCTATTGATGCCGATGTTATTAGTGATTTTGTTCCTTTACTCATGTTTACTTTAATTTTCTAGGTTTCAATAAAAAACAGCACATGCCTAAAAATATCATGATGATTATAAAAACTGGATCATCAATAGGCACACTAGGAGCATTTTTACAATGAGGATTGTTTTGACGGGTTTCGCACCAACATGGCGAAAACGGTCTTTGACATTCTGAGAATTTTTCATTCATAGCTTGAGTTGTTTTTGTGCGGTTGGGGTTAGTTCTAAATCCGTATAATGGCTATTGTATAAATCCTCTATTGTCGATTCTTCTGTATATCCCATCATAAAATTACCTTCTTTATTCCAGTCTAATCTACCTAATCCATTTTTCACTTTACTGAAAGAAATCAAAGCCGATACCGACCTAAAAACTTCAAAACCATCAAAAATCACCCTATCTTTTGCTTCTTGGTATTCTTTTAATAAATTTAGTCTATGTGTAGATTCTTCACTTGATAAATCATTTAAGTAAGTATTTTTAGGCTCTACTAAAACATTTCCTTTTGAATCACAGGGAACAAACATTCCTAAATTTAATGGTTTGTTTAAAAAATTAGCGTATCTTCTTATTTTTCTATAATCATGACTAATAAGACCTAGTATTGGCTCTTCATCTTGCTCCAAAACAAAATCAACCATTGACTTTAAAATTACTTTTTCCATAATCTACTTTATTTATAATTAGTATTTAGGTTTTGTTATCCTTCCCATTCTTGCGTTGGGTATTCACTCATTGAAAGGAGTTCGTATTTTACTTTTTTAATTTCTCCAGCAAACACAGCAAGATATTTTAAAAACCCTTTATAACCTCCCATTTCTTTCCATTCCGACAATAAACATCTAAATGTTTGAATCGACTTAAATTCTACTGTAACCATTTCTTGATTTTCCATCCCTAATAATTTACTTGGTTAAATTGTTGTTGCTTTTTCTGACAATTTTTTTAGTTTATTGAAAAAATAAAATCCTCTTGCTTCAAATCCATCGTTATCAGTATTATCTTTTATAATGATGTCTTCATTTTTTATAGACTCAATTATTTCATTTATAATTTCCAACATTTCCGGAGCACATGCAATTAGTTTTGCGTTGGCTTCTGCTATTTTTTCAGATATTGCGTTTGAATTATCCATGTAAGCATCTAAATGAACGAATATTTCACAAATATCTTCTTCATCAGATGTAATAATTGGATACGTATTAATCCATTCTCCTTTTGTTCCTTTAAATTCCATAATTACTTATTTAAAATGTTAATATCAATAGCCAAACCGCGATGTGTTTTAGTTCTAACTTTTCCATTATTTAGTATCGCCCCAAATAAGGACAGGAATTAAAACGATTAATATTCCAATTACAAGATATAAAGCAGATTCCCATGTGCTTAATCTTTTTACTTCTTTGTTTTTAGATAAATGTAGCATGATGTTTTAATGTTTTTAATTAGCCGGCTTTTACACCGGCTTTGGTTGTTTTAGATAATGTTTTTTCTTTTTACAATTAAAGCAAGTTGAAATAATGTATTTGCTTTATGTTCTTCTTTTAATCCTTTGATTCGCTTTTCAATAATCGATATCGAATTTGGAGTAATTCCCATTTTAACGAAGTGCTGTCTAATTTCTTTTTGTTCTAATCCTGCAGCAAGTGATTGCAAAATTAATAAATCAAGTTCCGGATTTTGTTCTTTCGTATTCATAATATATTTTTTGGTTTAAAATTATATTCAAAGATACGAATGTTTTTGATATATTGTATTACATTTTATAATATTAACATTATTTTAACTTATTCAAATATATCGCTATTTCTTTAAGTAATTCGTGTTCTGATTCCTCTACGCGGTAAGAAAACATTTTCTTAGTGCTGGTTTTTGGTTTTGAACCGCCCCTGTTATCGGAGCGGTTAATTTTTAATTGTTGTGCCATTTTAAATATATTTAGCTACTGAGAAAAATTTACCTGAAATATTTCTAACAAAAATTAAATTTCCTTTTTCAGTATTAGTATACAATTTACCGTCTCCTGCTGTAAACTGTTGTGTTTGTAAGGCTTTACCATTTAAGATTGCTAATTTTAAATCTGATGTTGTGATAGTTGTCATAATATTTAGTTTTAGTGTTTCGCTTTATTGCTGAGACAAATATACAACGTTTATTTATGTATTGTATTACGTTTTAAAATTTTAACATATAATTAACATTTTATTTCCCGATTTCAGCTTAAACCGTTTTGATTCCATAGTACAAAAAATCCAATTCAGCCTGTACGGCTCTAGCTTCGTCACGTTTACCGGATGAATATAATTTATTTTTCTTTGCTTCTAAATCCGAAAAAGACTCATGCATTATATTAGAAATTTCTAAATTACATTTTCTGCATCTGGTTTTCATTAACTCGGGATTTCTACATTTACAGTACTTCATGATTCCGGAAACAAATCAAGTTGATTAACCGTTAACTTTTCCAACTCTTCTAAAACATCTTCTTTCTGGTCGATTTGTTTTTGAATACCGTTTCTTTCGTATTTTAGCGCCTTTATTTCAAGGCGAAGTTCTTTTATTCTTTCTATTAAATCTTTCATTTGTATAGTTTTATAGATGTTTTCTTAATTCCAATTGGCGTTTCTTTTCCGTCGTGGCTTACCGATGTAAGCAAAATACAAGGATGCTTATCTGTAAATGCATCGTAAATAAATTGAACGCTTTCTTTTACGTTGATGTTTTCAAATCCTTTGATTGTTGTTTTTACTGCTGTTTTCATATTTATTATTTATTTAGGTTATTCCAATTCCGTTAATAGTTAATAGCTGTTTTAGGGGTTATCCAAAGTCACTGTTGAATTATATCTACCTAAACTTATTTTATATGTTTCAGTTGGTGTGAATCGAACAAAAATAGATCCACCATATTCAGATACTTTTATTGGTTTTCTGCCAAAAGAAACGCTTTTATAGGCTTTTTGTAAATACTCAATTAATTCATTTGGTAATTCATTTTCCATGTTATTCAATTTTAAAATTTACGCAATATCCAATATCTCCTTTTGAATCAATTTTTTGTTTGTATAATTCATCAGCTATAATATAAAATATAACTTTAGGAATTGGCTTTTTAATTATAGATAAATACTTTTCAAAAACAATATGCTTTGCAATTACATTATCTGATTTTTCAATAATATCATCTAATGCAGGAAAATCTAAATTGTTTTCTTTCGGGTTGCTTATTAGTTTTTTATAAGCTCCAATTAGTTCAGGTGTTAATGTCATAATCTATTTTTTTAATGTTATTTAAAATAAGGTTGGTTAGTCTTTAACAATCTTGTAACCGCATTTCTTTAAGGCACGTTCAAGGAAATTAAAACCAATATTAGTTCCGAGCCATTGTATTACTGTGGCCACAATTATCCTATCGTTTTTAGTAATGTAGAATAACGGTACCTGGTCTTTTCCAATCACTATGTTTTGCAAAGTTCCGTGTCCTTGATTTATCCACGATTCAATTTTATTTTCTTTTTTCCATAAATCAGAAAATGCTTTTTCTCTATCGTTGGTTTTTGTTCTCTCATAAAATAAACCTTCATTAAAGCTTTCAATGTGTTCGTTTATTATTTTACTTTCAATTTGTCTTAATTCTTCGTAGTCAAGATAAATTTTGTGTTCGTTTAATGCTTTCTCTAATACTGATTTCATAATTTCTCTATTTTTTTTTAGTTTTCAAATAAGGCTCAATTTTTGGGTAGGGGTTAATAAATGCGAAACTTAATATATTCTTCTCCCTTTTTAACTATTGCTTTGAATACGTGCAATTCATTAATATAACGATCATCTACACCGTATTTTTTTACCAGGCAATCCTCAAATAATTTAATCGGATTACTGCAATCTGATGCTTTGCTACTAAATCCAAATTCTATTGCTAATTTAATATTTTTAGGATCTGGAAAAATCATTTTACTCGGCAATAGTAATAATACACTTTTAATGTATCGATTATATTCATCAGTTTTATATCTTTTCCCTTTCCAAGCTCGATTAACTGATAACGGCTTAATATTTATAGTGTGATTCATAAACGTTGCGTTATTACGTTACGATAAACTTTATTGACAAACTCCCGATTCTGCCCTCTTGAATGATAAAAAGCAATTACTCTGTTAATGCGTTTCAATGCGCTTTCTTTTGACTTACTCATAATTAAACTAAATCATAAATTGAAAACACAATACCAATACAATATAAATCATCGTCTTCCATTACGTTAAATTTTACATGAGGTATTTTTGTTTCGTAACTCCATGAGGTGTTTAATTCAGGATCGCACCAAATTGCTTTAATAACGTTTTTAGATTCTGAGTTTTCTGTTTCTTTTACGGTTAATTTTTTGGCGTTTATTTTAAACAATCCACCACTCCAACAACCTTCTTCTTCTGAAATACAACCTTCAAATTCTATCAAATCATCAGAAGCTCCATAAACGACAATCAAACCGTTTTCTCTGGCTTCATTTTTTAATTGGTTATTCAATTCGTCACGATATTGACAATTGTTTATTTTAACCGCAAACTCTTCTTTTGTAATAAATGTTTCTGTGTTCATAATATTCTAATTTAAATTTATAGTAAACAACTTTTTTCTTTTTTCGTATTCGATTTCAATTCTAAAAATCAGGCGATGATTTGTTTTTACTAGGTGTTAATAATTCTATAAGCCATTCTTTTATCTTATTATTCTTTTTAGTATTTAAGTTGTCATGTTCTTCTTTATGACATTTTCTACATAAAGTTACCAAAAAGTAGTCTAAATATTCCCATGCCTTTTTACCTTTTATGTAAGTTATATGATGCACTTGTAATTGCGATTCAAAATTATCGGCTAAACATTTTCGGCAAACAAAATTATCTCTTGATAATATTTCGTATTTTTTACGCAACCATGCTGAGGTTTTAAGTTGGTCTTTATAATTCATATAGTTTAATTTTAAAATGGAACATCATTTTCGTCTCCGGAATCATCGTAAACATCAAAAGCTTCTTCAGGCGATGCGGTTATTTGTTTTAGTTCTTCTTGGTCCGGATAATTAATTACAGGTGTTTCTTCTTCCCAAATTGTAAATGTCGGAACTTCTTCGCCAACTGCGTAATATCGGCCGGATGGTAAATGATAATCATATTCGACTTGGCCCCCAATCTCGCCCTGAAATTTCATCTTAGTTTTTAGATTCTCAAAAACGGTTTTAGGTTCGTTTACTTCATCCCCAAAAAATCTGTAAATACTAAAACCATCATGAGTTTGATTTCTAAAATCTGAACTTCCGGAAACATCATAAAGCGTTGGCGAACCATAAAGGCCAGAAGCATCTTTTTGCATCTTTGTTGGATGGGCCACTAAGAAGATAATTACGTTATTCATTTGAGCGAACATTGTAAGCTTGGTTAGGACCTCATTAATTTGTTGCAATCGGTTTTGATTTCCCGTAAATGCCAACTTGTTAAAGGCATCAATTACAAAAATATCAATTCCGTAGCTAAACAACTGTTCTTTAAATTTATCAAATAACCAATCCCAAGTTGGGAATTCTCCGTTTTCGGTTCCGGTTAAATAAATCTTTTCTTCGGCCCACTCCTGATACTTTGCTATTTCGTATTTATTTACTCTTTTGCAATTCTCATTATCATACCAAAAATTACGGCCTACTGATTTTTCAATGAACGTTGTATGATGCAATGAAAAAGGATGATGTTCCGGACTAAAAAAAGATGCTTTCATTTTATAATCTCGGACCAAGTTAAGCACATACCATTCGGTAAAATTTGATTTACCGTGTGAAGGTATTCCGGTACCTGTTATTAAATGCCCTCTCATTACAGAAAACACGCTTTTAAGCGATCCAAAGCATTTATGCTTAGGCGATATAGTTTCTGGAATTCCGTTATCATAAAGGGCCACAATATCATCGTAACAATCAGAAACTTTAAAAGTTCCGGCCACTGGATATTTTACTGTGTTATAAATGGTTTTTTCTAAAACTCCATTTATTAAGTCCTCATTTGCATCTTTTCCTTCTAAAACAATTCTTTCACATCTGAAACGGCCCAACCTTTGTGCTATCTTTTCAGCCACTTCATCGCCTTTAGTGTCGTTATCAGTTGCGATGTAAAACTTCTTAATGTCTTTGATGTACTTTTCAGAATTTACCCAATAATTATCATTGTCGTTGGCCCCGTTCGGAACTGATATAACATTTTTAATTCCTATTTCATAAAGCGAAAGAACGTCAATTTCTCCTTCTACAATGTAAGCTTCATCTTGGCCGATAACAGAATTCAAATTATAGAAAACTGATTTAGCATTTTTTGACTGAGTAAATTTTTTGTTTCCGGACCTGTATTTTTTGTTTACAAGTACATCGCCTTCAAAATAATTAAACACAATATTATTTACTTCTTTATTTATGGCCGGCTGATAATATTTTTCTTCGCTTATCTCAAATGCCTTTAAAGTATATTGTTGTATTTTACGGCCCTCAAAATACTTAACAACCTGATCCGAAAGTGAAGTGTAATGTTTCCATGTTTGGACCGGTAATGTAAAGTTTTCTTTTTCTACTTTCTTTTG